GAGCACCGAAGACGTGTTCAACCTGGTCGAGCTGGTCAACGTCGAAGCCATTCACACCTGGCGCGCTTCCCAACAAGCCCACAAGGATTCCTGATGGATATCAAAACCACCACACTCTACGGCCTGCACGGGCGCGATAACGGCAAGCGCTTCGAAGTTGCCGAAGTCGATCCGCTTGCTCTGGCCGGCTACGTGCTGCGGCTGTTGTCGGCCTTGAAGGTGGCCAGCTATGAGGCACTGATCGCCGCGCTGACGCCGCCCGCTCAAGGCGAGGCGATCGGCACGGAGGCGATCGACGCCGTGCTGCAGGTGCTGCAGGGTGCCGATCCGCTAGCCGTTCATGCCCTGGTGACCGAGGCGCTGCGCTATGTGCGCATCGCGCCCGATCCGCAGCATCCGGAGGTCTGGCGCACCCTCATGAATGACGACATTCGTGAAATCCGCACCTTGGGTGATATCCTGCTGGCGTTCGTGAAACTGAATTTCGACATCGGAGGCTAACCCATGGTCGCGTCGGTCGCAGCCTTCAATGCGTTGGCGCTCATTGCGTCGAACATTCCAAGCCTGAACCCGCCGACGCCGATCTATGCCATTGTCGCTTCGGACAGTCTCATCCCGTTGACGATACCTTCGTCCTGGCTGGAGTTTTCGCCGCGGTACGAAACGCAGATCTCCGACTACCCCGTCGAGACCGGCGCCTTTGCGCTCTACAACAAAGTGCGCCGACCGCAGTCGGTCACCGTGGTGATGACCAAGACCGGTAGCGACCTGGCGCGCTTCTCGTGGCTAGCCGCCATCCGCCAGGCTGAAGCCAACAACCCGTTGCAGCTGTACACGCTCATCTCGCCGCAGGACGTGTTCGTGGACTACACCCTGACGGGTCTGGCCTACGAAACGCGGCCCGATCGCGGCAGCAACATCCTGCGGCTCATGCTGGTATTCACTCAGGTGCCGCAGATCAACTCCAGCGCGGGCGGTTTCGCCAATCCGCTGGAAGCCTTCAGTGGGCCGGTGCAACAGCTGGGTCAGCTGTTCACGTCCGTCGCCAGCCTCCCGCAAACCGCGCTAGCTAACGCCAGCGCCTACATCACGGGGTGATCCATGGCCGGCCCTTCCGTCATCGATGAGCTGATCGTGCGCCTTCGCCTGGATGCGAAGGACTACAAGAAAACCGAAAAAGAGGTTGACGATCAGGTCGACAAGACCGAGAAGAAACAGAAAGAGCGCGATGTCAAACGCAAGCGCCGCGATGACGATCAGAAGAAGCGCTGGCGCGAACTGACCACCGAAGCCAAAGCCTTCACGCGTACGGTCGGCGCGGTCGTGCTGGCAGTGGCCGGCCTGGGCGCGGCCGTCGTGGGCTCGCTGTCGTCGCTCAATGCTTTCGAGCTGGGCTTGCGCCGGCAGGGCGTCTCCACGGGGCTGTCCAACCGCGAACTGCAGGCGTGGGGCTCCACGGCGCGCCGGCTCGGCGCGGACGCGGACGCGGGTGCCGAAGCGATCGCCAACCTGGCCAAGGAGCAAAAACAGTTTCGTCTGACCGGCGAGGCGCCGACGCTTCAAGCGCTGGCGCGGGCCGGCGTGCGCGTATCCCCCGATGCGTCCATTCCCGACATCCTGGCCAGCGCGCAGCAGATCTACCGCGGCGCCGGTCCGGCGCAGCGTCAGCAGTTGGAATCCACGCTGTCCGCACAGGGCGTGTCGCCGGACTTGATCTTGATGATTAAGTCCGAGAAGGACGCACGCGAAGCCTACACGCGCTCGCTGTCCGAGGCGTCGACAGAAAACCGCAAAGCACTGGATGCCTTTGCTGATGCGGTAGCTTCGGCGAAAGCCAGTGCAGTCAGCTTGTCCAATTCACTGGCGACCGCGCTGCAACCGATGACGGAGAAAGCCGCGGATTGGCTTTCCAAAGCGGCGGTCAAAGCGAGCGAATTTACGGATAAGGTCATCGCTGCGGGCGGCGGCCTTGACGGTTTCGTGACCGTGGTCGACAAAGAGTCGCCCGTGCTGGGCAATGCACTACACGCCCTGGCAGACGTGGTCGATGTCGTGCGCCTGGGTTTCAAGAAAATCGGCGAACTCTTCGATGCGCTCACGGGTAAAGGTGGTTGGGCGGATCAGTTCAACGACACGATCCAGACCGAAATCGCCAAGCCCAATCACAACCCCGTCTACGGGTTTCTCAATTCGCTGCAGAATGTCGGCAAGGGTATCGCAAGCGGTGCTAAGGATCTTTGGGGCGGTGCGGTCGAAAACGCGCACGCGGAAGGCTTCAACACGCTGGGCGGCCCCAAGCCTATCGATTGGATCGAAGCGCCCCCGGCCGGCCGGGTCGTGCCGTCCGACGCGCTTGCGCTGACTCGCAAACTGGTCGCGCAGGGGCTGTCTGTACCACAGGCGGCCGCCGTGGTGGCCAACTGGCAGGCTGAGTCCAGTCTCAACCCCGCGTCGCACAACACCGCCGGCGGCGGCACGGGTGCACGCGGCCTGGCCAATTGGCGCGGCGCGCGGACGGACGCGTTCATGGCGCGCTACGGCGTCACGCCGGACAAGGGAACGATCGACCAGCAAGTGCAGTTCATGCTGACCGACCCTTACGAAAAGTCGCTGCTGGCGCGTTCTTTCGCGGCCGGTGGCGATAGCGCGTCCGCGCTTGGCGCGGCCTACTCGCGAATCTACGAAGCGCACGGCAATGCCGCCGAGGATGCTCTGCGCGGCCAGCGCGCGGCGGCCTTGGCTGCGCAGTATCGCGCGCTCGCGCCGGAGACAGCTGGCGCAAGCGGATCGACCGACGGCGGTGGGAACTCTTTCTCCATTCAGTCGATGACCGTGGTGGCCAACAATCCCAATGAACTGGCCAATGGCATCGCGCGCCAATCCGGGGTGCAGTCCTACAATTCGGCCAATCGCTGATGGCTTTCAATCCTTACGTCGCGCGCATCGCCCAGGTCATCGTGTCGGTCTCCCGGCCCGATGCGAACGGCAACGCCCAACAGCAGACGTACAACTTCCAGCAGCATCGTATGCGCATCCAGGTGCGTCAGGGCGGCAAGCAGTTCGGCAACGCCAAGGTGGAACTCTACGGCGTGCCGTTGGCGACCATGAACCAGATCGCGCGACTATGGGGCGAAGCGCTGACGCCGCAAGGAACAGACACCATCCAGATTAACGTCTGGAACGGGTCTACCTTTATTCCGTTCTTCCAAGGCGTCATCGCCTGGTCCGCGGTCGACCCCTCGCGCATGCCTCAAGTGGCCCTCGTAATCGAAGCCAACGCCGGCATGGCGTTGACGCTCAATCCCGCCAGTCCTTACAGCACGCCGGGCGGGGTGACGCTCCAGAGCGCATTGGAAGCCATTGCGCAGCCGGCGGGTTTCCAGGTGGACTACGCCAAGACCGCGCCGACCTACCAGCTGGCCGCCACGCGGGTTACGGGCGCGCCGCTAGAGCAGATCGGCGCACTCATGGCACACTACCCCAACCTGACCTGGAACACATCGTTGCAGCGCCTGCAGATCCGCACCGCGTTGGCGCCGATCGATTCCAACCAGGTGGACATTTCGGCGGACACGGGGCTACAAGGCTACCCAGTTTATTCGACGAGCGGTCTGCAACTGGCGACGATCTTCAACCCCTTGATTACACCCGGCGCCGCGCTCAACATCACCACGGAGTTCGATTTCGTCAATCGCACGCTATGGGTCGCTTCGGTGCTGGCGCACACGCTGGAACCGAACATGCCCGGCGGGCAGTGGACCACGCAATTGGCTGCCAACTCCTACGGCGCCAAGGGCAACAACAGCGGCCAGGCCGCAGGAGCTTAAACCATGGACATCAACCGCTATCTCGTGTGGTACGGCAATCCCATGTACCCGAACAAGTCGGCCGTCGTTAACGCCTATACGCAGGAGCAGGCCGAAGCCTTCGCCGCGGCAAGGGTGGCAGGTACGACCTGGTACGTCATCAGCGTCACCCTGATGACCTAAGCCCATGGCCGACGGAAAGCCGCTGCCTAAATACAACAGTCCCTTCGAGGCGCAATTTGACCCCGATCAGGCGCAGTTGTTCATCATCACCAACTTGATCCGGCAGTTGCATACAGTCGCACTGGTGAAGGTGTTGGCAGTGTACCCGACGGCCGGCAAGGTGGGCTTCGTCGATGTGCAGCCGTTGGTGTTGGAACAAGACACCAACGGCTTTGTCATCGCGCAGACGCCGATTTACAAGATCCCCTATTTCCAGCTGCAAGGCGGCATCTCGGCCGTCATCCTGGCACCTGCGGTCGGTGACATCGGCGTGGCCACCTTCACGAGCCGCGACAGCACGAACGTCGTGCAGACGCAGAAAGAAGGCGCCGCGCCAACCGATCGCATGTTCAACTCGGCCGATGGCCTGTATATCGGCGGCGTGCTCAACCCCGATCCCACGCAGTGGGTTAAATTCAACCCGGCCGGCGGCATTGATATCTCGTCGACTGCTACGCTGACGCTGGAAGCGGCCACGACCATGGCGCTGTCGGCGCCAGGCGGTATCACGTTGACGGCCGGCGCGGGCCACATGCAGCTGACGGCGACGGGCATCTCTACCAATGTGCCCATCACGGCGCCAGAAGTGAACCTGCCCAACGGCCCGGTCAATACGCATTACCACTTCGTGCCCGCCGCACCGGGTAACTCTAATGTCATGACGGGCTAGCCGGCCGTCGCCACTCGGGTAGAATCCTCGCCATGACCACAAATGTCCCGCTGCCCACTTTCACCGCCACCGGCGTCTCCGTCGCCTCGCCGCAAGCCGTGTTGGCTGGCGTTCAGCAGGATTGGGTCCAAGCCTTTGCGGTGACCGGCAAGGCCTTGAACACGGAGTTGACGACGCCCCAGGGCCAGCTGCAGCAGTCCCAGGCCTATATGGTCTCGGCGTTCTTCGCCGCGCTGGCGCAGATGGTCGCCAATGTGGACCCCATGACATCCTCCGGCGCCTATCAGGATGCCCTGGGGCGCATCTATTTCTTGACGCGCCAGCAGGCCACCTTTGCGACCGTGCCAGCCACAGTAATCGGCACGCCAGGGCAGCTTCTGCCCGCGGGCGCGCAAGCCAAGTCCAACGACGGCTCCATATGGGCTACAACCACGCCAGTCACCTTCGGTCCGCTTAGCACGGCGTCGGTGGTCTTCCAGGCGACCACGGCCGGCAGTGTGCCGGCCGTCAGCATCAATGGGCTGACCATCTATCAGCAGCAGCCCGGCTGGGAGAGCGTCAGCAACAGCGTCGTCAGCACGCCCGGCACGGACACGGAATCGCGCCAGTCCTTCGAGCAGCGGCGTTCCGATTCCGTCGAAATCGGCGGCATGGGGCAGCCGGCCAATGTGCGCGCGGCCGTCGGCAACGTGACGGGCGTGACGGACGCCTTCGTGTTCAACAACGGCGGCGACACAGCTATCACTTATGGCACGACCAACTACCCGATTCCTGCACACTCGATCGCTATCATTGTCAGCGGGGGTGCCAACGGCGACGTAGCCGCGGCGATCAACTCCAAGCTCGATTGCGGTTGTGGACTGCCTACATCGGCCGGCGTCGGCACGTTGGTGACGGTCAACGTGCAGGACACCGTCAACTACGTGGCGCCCTATCCCACCTATCAGGTACGCTTTGTGCGTCCGGCGATCGTGCCTGTCTATTTCACGGTCAACGTCGCCAATCTCGCCACGCTTCCGCCCAACTACATCACGCAGGTACAGCAAGCCGTGGCAAAGACCTTCGCCAATGGCTTTCTGTCGGAAGATGGCACGATCGCCGTCAGTCGCGCGCGCATCGGCGGCCAGATCATCGCGGCCGAATACGCTGCCCCGCTGTTGACGATCCCCAACATCACACCGGTCTCACTGTTCATCGGCACGACGCCGGCACCGACGAGCGGCGCAGGCCTGACCCTAGGCATCGACCAGCAGCCTGTGTGCCCACAGCTCAACATCACCGTAAATGCAGTGACGGTGTAGCATGACGCCCTATCTGGCAAAGACGGTCATGAAGCAGTATAGCAACAGCGCGACGCTGTTGCAGCTGCTGGCCGATTTCGATCAGTGGGTGGATGTGCCCGACTTCAGCAACCAATTCCTGGCGAATGTGTGGGACATATCCACCGCGCAAGGCTTTGGGTTGGATATTTGGGGCCGCATCCTAGGGCAGTCGCGTTACATCCAGATCGCGCAATCGCCCGGCGACAACTTTGGCTTCAACATCAATGCGCTGCCAGGCACGAATTGGCAGCCGTGGTCGCAAGCGCCCTGGTTCGGTGGCGAGGCAGCGGGTACGACATCGTTTCCTTTGCAGGATGCCTACTACCGCCAGTTGTTGCTGGTGAAGGCGGCGGCCAACATTGCCAGCTCCGATTGCCCGTCTATCAATGCGCTGATGCGCTCCATGTTCGGCAATCGTGGTCGCTGCTATGTCGGTTACGATCCGAGCCATCCGATGCATATCGGCTACCACTTCGAGTTCTTTCCGACCGCGGTGGAGCGCTCCATCATCGAATCCGGGCTGTTCCCGCAGCCGGCCGGCACCACGGCCACCTACATCTACAAGACGTTGAGTTATAGTCCGTTTGGCTTTGCTGGCGCCAATGCTGGCGCCAATCCCAACGCCGTCACGGGTTGGAGCCAGAACCCGTTCTACCAGCCATAAGGGCACGCCATGCAGATCGCCTCCACTCCGCTCAAATGGACCATCCCTTTCGCCGCGGGTGATAGCGCGAAGGTTGAAATCCCGGCTACCTCGTCGAATCCCGGTCGCTTCTCGCTGACGCTCGGCTCGCCGCCGCTGACGGGCCAGCCGCCGGAAACTGGCGGCGTGCCGCCGCAGCTGGAAGACTTCAACGGTGCCATGAACCAGATCGCACGCATCGCCTGGTGGTTCATGGGTGGCGGCCCGTTCCCTTACGATGCCACGTGGGCGACGGATTCGAACGTCAACGGCTATGCCAATGGCGCACAGATCCCCACCGCGGACGGTCAGGGCCGTTGGCTCTCCGTGGCCGACAACAACACCGCCAATCCGGACACGGTGGGGACCAATTGGGTTCCGGGCTATGCCTACGGCACGCTCAGCCTGACGGGTCAGACGGGCGGCACGGTCACGCTGACGCCGGCCCAGGCTATCAAGCGCACCATGTCTATCGCCGGTACGCTCACGAGCGCCCTTACCGTCATCGTGCCAGCCTGGCTGCAGGAGTGGGTCGTCACCAATACGACCACGGGCGCCTTTACGGTGACCGTCAAGACGGCGGCCGGCGCAGGTGTGGTTATTCCACAGGACAGCTCGCCCACGCGCGTGCGCGGCGACGGCGCCAACGTGACCCAGCTGGCCGAGAACATTGCGGCAGCGACGCAGGCTACGCATCCCATGCAGTTCGGCCAGGCTACCGGTCGGCTGCTCAACGTGCAGATATTCTCCACGGCAGGTACGTTCACCTACACGCCGACGGCTGGCGCGGTGACCTATGAAATCGAGCTGGTGGGTGGTGGTGGTGGTGGTGGTGGTGCGTCAACCACGAGCACCGGCCAGGTCGCTGCCGGCGCGGGTGGCGGTGGCGGTGGTTACGCGCGCAAGCGCGGCCCGGTCTCCGCCATCAGCGGCGCGACGATTGCCGTCGGTGCGGGCGGCACGGCCGCAGCGGGTGCGGCGGGTGGCAGCGGCGGTACGACTGCGGTCGGTGCGGTCGTGTCCGCATCGGGCGGCCAGGGCGGCACGCTGGGTCCGGCAATCACCCCTACCTCGCTGCCGCAAGGTGGTGCGCAGGGCGGCGTGGGTTCAAACGGCGACATCAATGGCAAGGGTGTCAAGGGCGACTACGGCCTGCCCAACACATCGCCGCTTGGCGGTGGCGGTGGCGGCAGCTATTTCGGTGGCGGCGCGGATCCGTCGTCCGGCACGTCAGGTGGTAACACGGCTGTGAGCTTCGGTTCGGGCGGCGGTGGCGCCTCTTTGCTCGCCAGCAGCGGCACCGCGGCGGCGGGGGGCGCCGGCAAAAACGGCCTGGTCATCATCCGCGAGTACACCTAAACAAGCCGCCCGGCGCTACAGCGCCGGGCTTTGTTGTCGCTCGGCGCGCAACAGTGCCTGAAGGGCCGTCACCTGCTGGCCGAGCTGGCGCTCGCGGGCGTCGGCGGCGTCGCCGGCTCGAAGAGCAGCGATTGCAGCGTTGAGGCGGTCCGCAAGGGCTTGGGTGGCAGCTGCATCAGCGACGCGGGCAGCGACGGTAGCACGGGACACTGCACCACTTGTGGGGCAGGCCGGGGCGGGTCCAGCGGGCAGCCGCAAAGTGCCAGCGCGCACAGCACCGGCAGCAGCATCCGCGACGGAAGGCGCGTTTTCATGGGCGGTAGTCTCATAGTGGGCGGCGATGCCTTGGAACTGCTGAGCCCAGTCCAGGGTTTGCTGCGCGCTGACGGCGCGCTGATTGACCGCGACGGCGGCCTGCTGGCTCTTGGCCACATCCCATTTCGTCTGCACGCCGGCCGCGCCGACGTGGTGGCCCCACAAGAACAGTGCCAGCAACGCGGCCAGCACCAGCAACGCGCCGGCCAACTTGGCGTAGATCGAACCAAGCAGGCTAGCCATGGCGGCGAGCCGCGTAGAGTGCGTTCCAGATGCACCAGGTCAGCAGATTGGCGCGCATGTGCTTCAACGGCTTCATGGCTTGCTCTCTGTGATGGCTTTGACGGCGACCGCCGCGCCGAGTGCGGCGATCACCAGGGACAGCCCTTCGCCAAAATGGTTATGGTCGAAGGGCACCTTGTTGACGATGACGTTCCAGGCGCTGAGCACCAGATACTCCACACCGCCAATGAAGGCAAGCAGGCCGCCAACCACGCGCACCACGTCAGGCGTCGCATTGTCGCGCTCGCTGAAGAGGTGCAGCAGTAGCTGGCGGATCTTGCCCATGGCTTAGGCGGCCGGGGTTTCGCCGGACGACAGTGCCGCGGCATCGATCTGCGCCTGGGCGAAGTCGCGCAGCTGCTCGAAGGTGTCGAAGTGATAACCCTCGCGGCCGATCAGGTGCAGGAATTCCGAGGCCAGACGGTCGGTGACCGACGGATTGGCGTCGAGGCTGGCAGCATTGGTGCCGGGCGGGTTCTTCGGCGGCGGGGTCAGGACGATGATGCTCATGGGACTTTGTCTCCGGTGGGTTTGAGTTGAGGCGCCATCATGTAAATAGCGTCAAGGTGATCTTTCATGTTCAGGTACAGGATGGTGCCTCCGATCATACCTGCAAGCGTGATGATCGACAGCAGCGCACACAGCACCGCCGAGAAAACGGACAATAGCACCAGGCGCTGCGTCCGCGGATCTTCCACGTTGACCGAGATGTTGCCCGTTTGCGCGGCCACGCCGGCCGGCCGGTTAACCATTGCCTCGCGCAGCTGGAAGCTCTCCATGGTCCCTTGCAGGCTACGCGCCGCAGCGATCCATTCGCGCGCCAACTCCGGTTCCATGTCCATGCGTGCTCCAGGTCAATCGATTTTGAGGTGGCCGGCGATCCGGTTGGTCAGTTTGGTAAGGTCTTGCAGTTCGGTGTACATGCGATCAAGTAGCCGCTTGTTCGAATCGTGGTCGGCCATCTGCACTTTCAGCATGGCGACCGCGGTTTCCGTGTCGCCGATGCGGCGATCTTGCCGACGCACGAACCAAGCGCCCGCGGCCACCACGCCGCCGGCGATCCACAGCACGAGCGGATCGTTCCAGTTCATGCCAGCGTCCCGCCTGCGGCGACGTAGGCCGCACGCAGCTGGTCCAATTGGTTTTCGTGTTGGCCGTAGCCGGCACCAGGCAGCGACGCCCAAATGTTCGACACCTTCGACACCGCCGACTCGAAATGACCGGCGGTGATGTCGCCTAATGCGTTGCGTTCGCGGATCTGCTGGATGGCGACACGATCTTGGCTGAGTGGTCCGAAATCGGTCAGGCCGAGCCGCTGCTTGTATGGCACCCACCAGCGGTTGAGCAGTTGGTAACGCCCCGCTGCGGTGGAATTGAGCTTGGCGTTGAAGATGTTAGGGTGATCGGCGTAACTGGCGAAGAGATTGCCGCCCACCAACACGTTGTAACCGTCGTCGCTGGAAGCGAGCAGCTTGGCGCCGATTTCGGATATTGCCAGCATGTCGAGAAAAGCGCAGACGTTGGTGCCACCGGCCTGGTCAGGGGTGATGCGTGGCATAGGCGTCGGTCCAGTTGGGCATGGGCGCGAGTATAACGCGGATGGCACAGGCCGTTACAAGGGGTTAAGGTTCGACCTCGCGGATGGCCAGCTCCACCCGGCCGGGTCCGGCATCGGGCCGACCGCGCACGATCATCAGACAGTCAATCTGCGAGTCATCGCCCCACACTCGCTGCTTCGTCAGCGTGTCGAAGAGCAGTTTCTCCCGGTTGGCGATGTCCCACACGGGGTTGATGTCCGTCGGCGCGTGGAGCGTCATCCACACGACCAGCCGACCCATCAGGGGCCGCACCGGCCCGGCCGGCAACGCACAGGCCAGCCGCCGCTTGTAGACCCGCGCCAGCTTCGCTAGCAGGATACGGCCGCCGACGGCGCGCCAGATTTTGTTGGTGGACGGCGGCCAGGGCAATGTCAGCAGGACGGTGCGGCCTTCCCATAAAGTCAGGGCGCCCGCAGGCGCCCTGTGTTCCACGTGGAACATGTCGCTCACGCGAACGGGTTCGCGGCCGTATTCGTGGCGCCAACGCCCGCCTGCTGGAACGGATCAGCCCCCGGGTTGCCCGTCACGCCACCGTTGCTCGTAACGGCGTTGCCCGTCTGCTGCGCGGCCACCGTGGTGGCCGTACTGGCAAAAGGGTTCGCCGCGGCCGAGCCGCCGCCCTCGCTGTAGGCTGCGAACGCGTTGGCCGCGTCGTTGCCGATGGCCAGGCGCTCGCCATCGGACACCGCCATGACGCCGTTGAGGTTGAACGACAAGCCCGACTGACCCTGGTAGTTCCAGGGGTAGGCCGCCAGCGCGGCGCGGATACGCTTGCCGGGGTAGAACTTCAGACGGATGTCATTGGTCTGCGTGACCTGGTCCAACTGCTTGCCGGTTTCGTCCGCCAGGTAAGGCGGATATTGCGTGGCGGCACGGATGACAAACCAGTCGCTCGGGATGCCCGGAATCGGCTTGGTCTGCTGCGAGTTGCGCGGCACGCGGATGCTTTGGCCGACGAGGCTGCCGCCCGGTGCGACGGCGGTCAGGAGGGCTCGCAGGTCATCCTGCGCGGCCGGCGGGAAGGCGACAACGGCGAAGTACTGCAGGGGATTGCCGGCTTTCTTCTTGTTCTGGATCGGTTGCGCGAGAGCGTGATGCGTCAGGATGGCGACATGATCGGTAAGAGCCATTTTCGATACTCCAGAGTTTAATTATTGCGGTTTGAGAGAAAGGTGGCCGTATGCTGGGTTTCTGAGTCTTGCCAGGGAACAGGGAGGAACCTGGGAACTCGTTAATGCGCCAGCATGCGGCCACGGTTGAACGTTATGCGATGTTTTCGGGGTTGTCAAGCGCCTTTTGCGCCCAGACGCGTGCCGTCGCTGCCTGCACAATAGCCATCCGCGTCGCGGCGGTGAGATCGAGCTTCCGGCCTACGTTGACGTGCGATGAGTACGACATACCTTTGGCATGCGCGATCACTAGTCGCCTGGAGCTGGCGAAGTTGATTTCGATCAGCAGTGCGACAGCTAGTTGAAACGCTTCGGCGTCGTTCTTGTAGGGATTCCACGAACGCAAGTCGCCCGCACCCGTGCCGATCATGATGCCGTCCTCTGCAGCGTCCCATTCTTCGCACAGCGGCCAGCCAAGCATCGTGGCGATATCGAACAGGCGGTCGCGCTTCGTCATGGCCGCTCCTCACGCGACAATTTCGCCGCAGCGACGAAATCGACAGGTGCCATACGACCTGCACTTGTTTCGAGCGGAAACCAATCAAACTTATCGTCGTCCCAATGCGGTTCGCGTTCGTACCAATACCATCGACCGTCACCGTCCATGGCAAGATAGTTAGCCCATTTCGGCGCATCGCTCCAGCTCGGCTTGTTCATGGTTTGGCCCTCACAGCGTACTTGTCGAAAGTGGCGGCGACCGTCAGCGGGTCGGCCGCTTCGGTGGCTACAATGGTCTTGGCGCCGTTGGCGCGACCGACCAGCTGGTCGTGCAGCGCGGCCGGGATGACCGGCAGTGCCTCGCCGATGGCAGCCGGGTTGAGCAGATCCGTGCGACCCAGCGCCAGCAGGGTCATCACGGCCGCTTTCGGATCGGCCCACATCTTGCGGCCCTGGGCCACCTTGACGACGAGCCCGGCCGTGCCGGCGTTGGCCATCTTGCTGATGCGCTCTTCCACGTCCTCCCAAAACGCCTTGAACGCGGTGCGCACGGCCCACAGGGCGATGATTTCTGCCTCGGTCATGTCGTGCACCATGGACGCCTTCACATGCGCCTGTAGGGCCGTCTTGCCGGCCTGCTGCACGGCCGAGCACCGGCCGTGCCGAGCGGCTTTGCAATAGCGGCAATGGTCGCCCGGCACGGGCACGGCAGCGGCCGGGTTGGCGTAGGCCGCTTCCACGGCGCGCGCCTCGGCTATGAGGATAGCGTGTTCGTCCTTGAGCCGTTCGCCGGGGAGCAGCAGAAGCTGTCCCGGATCGCCGTGGATGCGCCGCGGCTGGTAGATAGCCAGGCCCACGTCCTTGATCGTGAGATCGAAGGACTCGGCCGCGGCAACGGCGTAGGCGGCGACCTGCTCGTTGGGCGCCGTGAGTGTGCCCACTTCGACTTCGCCGAAGCCGTACTTATAATCCACGACGATCAGACGCGCGATGCTCGCGATCCAGATCAGACAGTCGGCCGTGCCAAACAAGGGCGGCGTGATGCCCTGCACGTCCACACGCCGTTCGAGCACGATCTTGGCATCGGGGTAGTTGCCGATCAGCGTGAACAGGAATTCGGCGTAGTCGCGCCCGTGGTTGCGCAGTTTGGCGTTCCACTGTTCCACAGACTGCCCTTTCAGGTCCAGCCCTTCCGGTGGCGTAACTTCGGGGAACACCCGCAAACCCCGCCATTCGGCAGGCATCTCCAGACCGAAACGCAGCCTCACGTAAAACTCGGCGACCGAGTGCGCCGCGGTGCCTTCCTCGGCGGCCGGTCCCGAATTGTCAGGTAGCCCATCGGACCACGGCACGGACACGGCGCAGCGCGACCAGCGCGACCGTGCGGACATTGACAATTTGCTATGAATCGCTTGCGATTCGCTCATGATGCGGCCTTTGTGGTGGGAATGTGTGCGGGACGTTAGCGCATTTCAAAGCAAACGTCAACGGCGATCCTTTGTTCCACTTTTCGCATCGTCAGTTTCGCGCAAGCTTCAACTGACGAACTGACGGACAACTCGTCAGTTTCCTATATAGCCCTCTACTTCCCATTATACAATAATTACATACCCCTATATTGACTTATCTCTGAATTTAATTCTAGTGGTCTATTTAGATATAGTATTTCGCTGTCAGTTCGTCAGTAGTCGTCAGTACAGCATCCGTCGGGCGGATCGGATTGGAACAATCCTGCACGTTAAGTTAAAGTCGCCCCATGAGCGCAACGATGCACGATCTGCAGCCCGTCAAGGCGTCCCTGGTGGCCGACCTGGTAGGACTGATCAACATCAACCTGGCCGACCTGTTGAAGGTGCAGGCGCGGGTGTGCTTCGATTGCGCGGGCAAGGGCCAAGTCGGGGATGAAGAAACACAGACGCTGGCGACGTGCCCCACCTGTGGCGGCCTGGGCGCGGTCGAACAGTTCATCTTCGACGTGGGCCGCATGAAGTCCGTACAGTTCGGTCGCTTGGTCGAAGGTTGGGATGTCAAGCAGGGACAGATCGTCCCGAAGATGCGCAGCAAGGACAAAGCCTTCGCCACGTTGGTCAAGCTGTTGGGCTTCGACAAAGCCATTCTCGAAATCAGCAACGCCGCACCCTTCGCCGAGTCCATCTCCGACGAGCAACGCGCGCAATACGTCGATCAACTCAAAGAGCTGGCGCTCGCCGGCCTGCTGGATGCGCGTACGTGAGCGCGGCAGCACTCGCGCCACAGGCGCCCGCAGAAGGGCCGATCACTCCCATCGATCCGGTAGTGTTCCTGGTGCAAGCCGCCCGGACGAATTATGCGGCGTTCATCACGGCCGTGCACCGACCGCGCTTCAAGCATTCGGCATTCAGCGCCGACGTGTGCCGCGCTATCGATCAGTTTGTTGATGATGTGCTTGCTGGTAAGCGACCTGTGCTTATGCTCACGGCGCCACCGCAGCACGGCAAAAGCTCGCTCATCTCGCGGTGCCTGGCACCCTATCTGTTTGGGCGCCTGATCGAAGCGCTGCCGCGGACGTTCATTGCCGGCGCGTCCTACGCGCAGAACCTCGCGCGACGTTTCACGCGCGAGGTGAAGGCCATCATGCAGGAACCCATCTATCGGGCGATCTTCCCGCGCACGTCGCTTATCGGCGTGGGTGGCGTGTCCACCTCGGATCAGTTCGACGTGCCAGCTGGCGAAGCACGTACAACCAGCGAATATCGCGGCGTAGGCATCGGCGGCCCGCTGACGGGCATGCCGCTGCATATTCTCATTATCGATGACAGCGTGAAGAACGCGCAGGAGGCCTTGTCGCCCGTCGTGCAGGAGAGCCGCGAAGCGTGGTTCGATTCGGTGGCACAGACCCGTATGCAGGAGATCTCCGGCACGGTGTTGATCGGCACGCCGTGGTCGGCTAACGACCTGCTGGCACGCGTGCGCCGCAAGTTCAAGGACGATGCGCGATTCAAGTTGCTGTCGTTCCCGGCGCTCAATCACCCAGGCGAGTCAGGCTATCGCGATGACTTGCCCGAAGGCGCGCTCGTGCCGCATCTGCATAGCGAAACCAAACTGCGTGAGATGAAAGCGCATATCTCTGCCTTCTGGTGGTCAGCGATGTTCCAGCAGCTGCCCATGGCAGAGTACGGCGCCACGTTCAAGCGCGACGGCTTGCGTTACTACCGCCGTGCGGAACTACCGGCGCAATTCACGCAGGTCATCATTTCCGTTGATGCGACGTTCAAGGATGGCGCCGCTTCGGACTACGTAGCTGCCGGCGTATGGGGCAAGTCGTCCGATGATCGCGTATGGCTGATCGCCAAGCGACGCGAACGCCTTGCTTTCATGGCCACGGCCACGGCCATCATCGATTTGAAGAAAGCGCACCCTCGCGTGTCGCGCTCCTTCATCGAAGATGCCGCCAACGGCGCGGCACTGGTGGACATGCTCAAGAAGCACATTCCCAGCATGGTCGGTGTGCCGCCCATGGGCTCCAAAGAGGCGCGTGCGCACGCCGTGTCCTGGGTGTGGGACGCCGGCCAAGTCATGCTGCCGCATCCGGATGAAGATCCGAGCATTGCGACCTGGGTGGACGAGATCACCAGTTTTCCTGACACCACCAGCGGCCATGACGACACGGTGGACTGTATGACCATCGCGCTGCACCAGCTATGCTTGCGGTCGCCGATTGCGGCGCTCATCACCAACGACATTTTGCGAGCGGCATCCCTATGAGCAAACGCCGAAACAAGCCCCAGCGCCCGCCGATCCATATACCGGCCAATCTGCCCAAGCCTGCCGCTCCCGCGCAGCCGGCAGCGCCGGCTAAGCCTGCGCATGCCGTGCTGGAAGGTCCGGCGGTAGCTGCGCACGCCTTGCAGGAGGCACCTACGAGCCCTAGCAGCCTATCGATGGCCCTGGCGACGCAGCACAAGGTCGACGAGAAGCAGTATCGTCAGGTCGAGCGCAACGCCGCGGCGATGGCACTGGACTTCAATGGGCAGGCAGGCAACGCGCTGACCTTCGTGGAGTCCACCAGTTTTCCGGGCTTCCCGACACTGGCACTGCTGGCGCAGCTGCCGGAATACCGCTCGATGCACGAAACGCTCGCCGACGAGTGCGTGCGCATGTGGGGCGAAGTCAAAGCCTCGGGTGATGCGTCGCCCGAGACGCTGGCCGAGATCGAGTCGGAGCTGAAGCGCATCGATCTTCGCGCCCATGTGCGCCAAGCGGTCATCCATGACCAGGCCTTCGGCGGCGCGCACGTGTTTTTCAGCATGAAGGACGACAAAGAGGCGCGCGAACTGCCGCTGATCATGCGTCCTTACAGTGTCCCGAAAGATTCGTTCGTCGGGTTGCGTGTGGTCGAACCGTACTGGGTGACGCCCAACTTCTACAACTCGATCGACCCAACGGCGGCGGACTTCTACACGCCTTCGTCCTGGTGGCTGCTGGGCATCGAGGTGCATGCCACGCGCCTGCAGACCATCATTTCGCGGCCCGTGCCGGATATGCTCAAGCCGTCGTATTCCTTTCGCGGCATTTCCATGTCGCAGTTGGCCATCCCCTACGTGGACAACTGGCTGCGCACGCGCCAGTCGGTTTCCGACACGGTCAAGCAGTTCAGCGTGTCGGGTGTGGCGATGGACCTGGCGCAGGCGTTGCAGCCGGGCGCGAACGTCGCGTTGCAGCAGCGCGCGCAGCTCATCAATGCCTATCGCGACAATCGCAACCTGATGCTGCTGGACAAGGCCACGGAGGAATTCTTCCAGGTCAATACGCCACTATCGGGCCTGGACGCTCTGCAGGCGCAGGGCCAAGAGCAGATGTCGGCGGTTTCGCACATCCCGCTCGTGAAGTTGCTGGGGCTCACGCCGACGGGTTTGAACGCGTCCAGCGAGGGCGAGATTCGTGTGTTCTACGACTACGTGCGCGGCTACCAGACGCATGCGCTGGGGCCGCTGCTGGAAAACGTGTTGAAGCTCGCGCAGCTCTCGCTATTCGGTGCAATCGACCCGGGCATCACCTGGGAGTGGCTGCCCCTGCACGAGCTGACCGCACTGGAAGACGCCGATCGTCGCAACAAAGATGCCGATACGACCGTGAAGTACATCGAGTCGGGCGTCATTACCCCCGAGCAGGCCGCCGACCATCTGGCCAATGATCCCACCAGCGGCTACTCGGGTCTGTTCGACGGTACCGATGCCACGGCACCGGCCGACGATGATATCGCCGGCATCACTCAGCAGATTTTGCAGATCGGCCAGGAGCCCGCACCGCATGAAAATTCTGGCACCCGGGAAGCGGGAGAAGAAACTACCCCCGATCTTGCCCAGTCACAGCGCGGCGTCGGACTACAAGCAGGCGCTTGATCGCGAGGTGCAGTTGATGGTCAAGAGCTACCAGTGGTGGCTCTCCAGCAACTACCGCGAAGCGCTGGCTGCCAATGTCGAAGCCGGGCGCGTGCCGGACTTGGCGCAGGATGCTGCGCCGAAGTCAGCCCAGCAGCGTCTGCTCGGCGAGCTGGCGCGCCTGCGCAAGCACTGGGAAAAGCACTTCGCCGACGTCGCCACCAAGCTGGCGCGACGCTGGGCCAGCACGAGCTACAAGGCCAATGCCACGGCGTGGAAAGCGCAGATGCGCAAGGCCGGTTTCACGGTCGATATGCAGCTGTCCCCCGCGCAGGCGGCCACGCTCGATATGGCCGTCGCCGACAACGTGTCGCTGATCAAGTCCATCCCGGCGCAGTTCGCCACCGACGTGCAGGGCATCGTGACGCGCTCGTTCCTAGCCGGCCGCGATTTGTCGACAATGGCCAAGGAGTTGAAGGCACGCGGTGAGATTACGACTCAGCGTGCCGCGCTGATCGCGCGCGACCAGTCGAACAAACTAACCGCCGACATGAACGCGGGGCGCCAGCGCGAGCTGGGCCTGCAGTGGGCGGTGTGGAAGCATTCGAGCGCTGGTAAGGAGCCGCGGCCCAACCACGTCAAGGCCGGACGTGAGGAATGGATTTTCGACACGCAGGTCGGTATCGACTTCGGCGACAAATTCGGCTTCGTCAAGCCGGGGATTGCGATCAACTGCCGGTGCGGCAGTCGCACGTTGATCCCAGCCATCGGTCGCAACCTCGCCAGCGGCAAGGTGTTCGATCCGGACAAACTGGAGCCCGTGCCAGGCTTTCCGGGCGCTTATCGCCAGCAAGATTGAGCGGACGCTACAGGACTCGAACCTGTAACCTTCGGATCATCTGGCAGTGCCACCGACCGCTACACGGTGGCTTTCGGACCTGTGCTCCAGAATAACCGACGCTCTGCCGATTGAAGCTAAGCGCCCGTGTGGCAGTCGCATCGGGATTCGAACCCGAAACCTCAGTTAAGTGTGCTTTTCCCGTCCGCACCCTACGACCGCCACGCAGTCAGTAAACCATAGCTACAAATGCTTGTCAAGCCCTTTACATTGCAAACTGAGCAGTTCACTATTTGCGTGCTTGCGTTTGCGTGGCTATGATGCGACGCATGCCCGAGAACCGGATCATTTTCGCCTTTGATAAGCAGACCGCGCGTAGCTTCGACGCGGACGGTCGCATGCGTGTCAAAAACTGCATCCTGTCGACGGCCGAGATCAACCCCTACCGCGGCAACGAGATTCCAGGCTATGACACGTTGGGCTTGAAGCCCAATCACGTTTACGACCTGTACCGCGACCCGGAAGAAATGCGCAAGGCTGTGCCGACCTTCGAGGGCATTCCCCTCATGATCAAGCACATTGGCCAGACCGCCGAGGAGCCGCGTAAGGAATACCAAGCCGGGTCCGTGCACTCGATCACCTTCGACGGCAAGCATCTGCGCGGCGACCTGCTGGTTTCCGACGGCAAAGCCATCGACTTGATCGAATCGGGCGCGGCTGCGGACCTGTCGTGCGGTTATCGCTACAAGCCCGACATGGCGGCGCGCGATGTCGGAGGCCGTTCCGCCGACGGCACGATGCGCGAGTTGGCCGGCAATCACGTCGCGCTGGTCGATGACGGGCGCGCCAGCGGCGCACACGTCGCAGACGCGGCGCTCGTACCTTTCGACCCGCAAGGGCCGAACCCATCCATGCAAGGAGTCAATGAAATGCCCGAGAACACCAACCTCCCGGCAGGTGGGCCGCCCGGCTCCGCCGCGGGCGAAGAGCACGAGCAGAGCGCACTGGCGCAGGTGGGCCAGGCGCTCAAGCACATCGCCGGGCTGCTGGAAGACATCCACGGCAAGGTGAGCGGCGCTGCGCCGGCCGCCGAAGCCAAGCCCGGCACCGAAATGGGCGGCGGCGAAGACAATGCCGCGGTCGAGAAGGAACCCAAGGCCGAGGACGGCGAGCTAGAAGCCGCGGTTCCCGGCGCCAAGGACGAGGCCGAAGAGGAAGAGTCGGTCGAGGGCGCCATGGACGAGGACGACGGCAAGGGCACCTATCCGATGCCCAAGCAGGCCGAGCAGGAGGGCACCACGGCCCGCGGCGAGAAGACGCCGATCGGCGCCATGGACGCCGCCGGCATCGCCAAGTACACGGCCGCGGCGGTCGAGAAGGCCGTCAAGGCGGAGCGCCAGCGTGCAGCCAGCGTCGAGCGTGCCAAGCGCGACACGCGCGGTGTGCTCGGCGAGGTCTACGGCATGGACAGCGCCGCCGCGATCTACCGCGAAGCGCTGGCCGCCGTCGG